GTTTAATTCCAATTTTGGTGTTATAATTGGGTGTTAGTTTTAGGTGGTTCCGGTATTACCGTCTAACACACACCTTATGTGTTAGATTACAGCACCACTTCGGCTGCTTCTTCCTCTGCAGGACTAATCTTGGGTAAGTTAAGTCCTCCTTTGGAAGGTTTTGCTGAACTATTACTTGCTACATTTAACTGTGGTGCAGCAGTTGATGGTTCAGCCCCACTAAATCCTGGATCTGAGTTGTTAGTGGGTGGGGCAGTGAAATTTGATGTTCCATTGTGCCCTTTAGGTAAATCCTGTTGTGTTGGTTCACCTGAGTTGAGTCCACCCATGGTGGCTCCTTGGCCTTGTTGTCTCGCACCGGCCATTGATGCTTGGAAGTTCTGTTGGTTCTTCTGTAGTTGGAGACGGTTCTGGTTGTTTGAATCGGCGATTCGGGAGTCCCAGTTTCCCCGGGTGTTTGTATTTGCCAGGTTCCATCTACCGTTTGTGTTGGCCAGCCCAGTTTGTTGTTGGTAGTTCTGGGCACTGAGTTGGGAATTCTGGCTAAAAGACTGGCTACTTAGTTTCGAGGTGTTCTGAAAACTTTGGTTGGCCAGGTCAGTCGCATAACCGAAGTTACGCGCCCCTGTGTCCTTGTTGATCTGGGCTTGTTTGTCCATGAGTCGTCCTTGACGTTTGAAATTAATCATACCGCCAATGTCCGATCCAATCCCTGCGAGCATACCAGCCTTGGGGTCAGCGAAGTCGATTGGACGACGCGTAGTCCGGCGGGTTCTCCTCTTGATCACGGACGTTATGTGGCTTGGGATTGGTAGGCGACGACTGGAGTTTGTCACCATTAGACTGGACCAGAATCCTTTGCTTGCCGGTGGGATGTAATCTGCACGGACTTCCAAAGGTGGTGTCATCTTTGGGTATCCTCCGTACATAACGGCAAACAAGAAAGGGCTGTCTTCTTGGTTTCCAACGAATTCCCAGTCATAGTCTTCGGGTGCTGTCATGATCTTCAAGCTGAGTCCAGGGGTAGATCCTTGTGCTGATCGGAATTCGACAGCATAGTACCGGTAGTCAGTTGCAAGTTGGAACTCCTCCCTAAGGAAAGCTACAAACCTTCTCTGAAGTGCGTCACCGATGTTAGTGCACGTAACCCCGGCATCTGGGCCATGAGCAAATGGGCGACCCTCTCGGAAGCATATCCTCACCATTCCTGGTGTCATTGGTTCTAACCAGTTGTAGGAGGCGGTTGCAACGGGAAGGTCAGCCACAATCTCGGCGGTGGAGACGAAGACATCGTTGTTGAGATTTCTGGTGTACTGATTGTTTCCATCCTTGACGGCACAGGCGACGTCCACGTTTGGGTGTTCACCTGTTTTCCATTGGAAGCCCCAGGATTGAGCTCGGTCGCCTGCGTTGACGATGACACCGTAAGAGGGGTCTCCCCAGTAT